CTTGGCGACAAAGTTTCGTGAATCGAAGTGGCGACCAATTAGCGCTTGATGATTTCATGGACAAAGAAAGTCTTGATGATTTGCTTGAATATGTCCTTGATGAATACACCACACCACAACCAGCACAGAAGCCGCTGATGGATGCGAAGATCGTTGAGATTGCACGAAAACATGCCTGTGGCGGTCTTGAGTTTGATAGTTGCGAATCTCTGTTGGCGTTTTTCCATGAAGCCAAACTCAAGGAGAAAAATCATGGATGACATCATGGAAGACCTGATGGGCTTCGCTGCCGTCATGATCGTTTTGGTCATGTTCTTCAACTAAAAAGGGGCCAACGGCCCCTTTTTTCATTCGTCCATATCTGGACTGTATCCCTTGACCGGCTTGACCGGCTTTGGTGACAAGCGGTACATCTCTTCCCGCTGGCGCTGCTTGACCAGAATCACGCGTTTGCGGTGCTCTGCGAACTTCTCACCCAGTGCGGGGTTGATCACCCACTCGGCAATGTGCATGTGCTCCTTGCTGCCATCATCGGTACGAAGCACCCAACTCGCCTGTTCCAATGTGTGCATGGCCCCCAACACCATCTGATCTTGAATCCACGATGTCTTGCCCTCAAGCTGCCTGCGCGCGCCGCGCTTCAACTCGCTCAAGGTGATGTGCCCTTTGTCGTAGTGCTGGATGATGTAGTCGGCCACCCACTGATCAAAAATGTCCACACCGGCCACTTCGCCCAAGGCGTAACGAAACGCTGGGATGATGTAGGACTTGACCAACTGCACCACGCGATTCACCACGGCCACATCGACTGTCGGGCTGAATGGGTTCTCCATCACATGGAATAACAGAATCAATCGGCCAGCAGTACCTTCAAGTTTGCCGAATGCTGTCATAAATGTCTCATTGGACAGCAGCAACCGCTCGTCCTGCTTGGCCTCTTCGTACCATGATTGGAACTCACGGAACGCCAAGAATGCCTCGGGATTCAGTTTGTAGGTCATCGGGGGCATGGCGTAGACCAAGCGCAGCGTGTTCTCCCATGCGGCAGCACTCGTCAAATATTCGGGGGTGGGGTTGCCAAGGCGTGTCTTATGCCCGCGCAAGATGGCGGGAATGAATCGCTGGAGCAGGCCATCACTTGACAGACTCGCCAAGCTGTCCTTGAACACTCGGGGCTGGATGTTGCCATAGATCGACACGGCCAAGTTGTCGGCGTGAATCGCGCCAGCACCCACTCGGTCCATCTCATAGGGTTCTGACTCATAACTGACAACCCATGCCGAACGATCCTCGCCGCTGGTTTTGTCGGTCATCTTCTTGATCCACGAGTTCATCTCGTCGAGGTAGCACAGCAGACCCCGTGGCCGCTCTGCCGCAGACCTTACCAGCTTCTGACTCGTGATGTCCGACACCGTGATCTTCAAGGGCACGGGCTGCGCTGGCAGGTCGGGCACTGAGGGTGCATCGCCGCCCAGCATCGCGTCAGGCGTGGCGCTCCACTCAAGGAAGCCCTTCTTGGCCGCAGCGTGTGCAGCTTCTTTGCCCTCCCAGTCCATCAACTCTTTGCCGTAGCGTGGGCGGTCTTCGAGTTCGATATTCTTGAGCGGGGCCAGCATGGGACGTGAGCCGGGGGATTTTTTGTCTGCCGGATCGCCCAAGGTCATCAACCAGAGAACTGGGGGAACCTTAAAGCCCGGCATCAACTCGAGGCGCATCTGGGCATCTACCACACCGCAGACCGCAGAGAGTCCGGCAAACAAAGGAACCAAAGGGTCGCAGCCCACGCTATCTGATATTTCTTGAGCGCGGGTGCTCAATATGCTAGGCCACACCGACATATCCATCTCGGGGGCTGGTGGCCGAATGCTGGCCGTGATGTGAATCGGCTCAATCGGTGCTGTCTTGACCGCTGAGAAAAGGGCAGCCGCATCGGGCAAGGGGCGCTGCCAGCCGTGACTCTTGGCAATGTGGAAAAGGGTTCCCAGCTTGACGGCCGTGGCCTTGTCTGATCTGAAGCTAGCCCACTGCGTGATCATGCCACCTTCGCCGGGGTACTTGGTGGCTGACTGCATGGACCACTCATTCCACAGTGACAGTGCCTGATCGAGTTGGTTGGTTTGGTTGCCCGCCCAGTGCAGGGCCATGCCCACGTTGACCCACTCTTCTCGGGTGCAGTCAGCAGGGATGGACTCGATGGCTTGGCGAATCTCTTCCCATGACGCATCAACTGACCCACCTGTACCAATGGCGCGAATCTTGTCGGCATCGAGCATGGACTGCCACAGATCGAGGATTGGCTGGGGGATGGTGGGCAAGCGCATCCAGTGACCCTTGCCTGCCCAGCGGTAGGGTTGCTTGGTGTCGGGATGAATCGATGGGGGCAGCACGTCCTGCACCGTGAGGCCATTGGCCGTGGCGCAGCGCAACTCGTAGGCGGTCAAACCGTTGATGATGATCTTCTTCGAGGGCAGCGCCAGCCCAAAGGGCATCGCGTACAACAGCTTGCCATGACCTGCGCGGCCACTGTCCACGATCACTGCATCGTTGGCGTCATACAACGCCGCCAATTCAATGCCGTGTTGTTTTAACGCAACGGATGTGCTTTCCCATTCATCGATGTCAAGCGCCATCGTGCCGCTGTATGCGTGGGCCAAGCCGATGCCGTAGCCCGGTGGCAGATCAGTCTGAGACTTGAGTGCATTGGCTTTGAGGTTCCAGCCGGGGGTGCGTGGCCCCTTGGTTCCCATTGGAATCGGTACAAGATTCCAACCGTGTCGGATGTAAGCATCCACTGAGGCGGGGTGTTGTTGCACTGTTGAAACTACGCTCATATAATCGCCTCGACAAGCATGTTGCCAACTGTTTGTTTGTTCATGGGTTGAAACCTCCTTTAAGCCTCGGTCTTACCACCGGGGCTTTCTTTTTTGCAAAATATTTTAAACCGTTGCACAATCGTATCACAAGTGTGCTACACTTTGCCCAACGCAACCAAAATTTATTTTGTCATGGCAATTCCCAAAATCAAATCCAAGTTTCTTGTAGTCCGAGTGACTGACAAGACACACTCCAAATTTCACACCAAGGTTCGGAAGTACGGGCAACCGTCAGAAGTCCTTCGTGAAATAGTTGAGGCGTTCAATGAAGACCGTCTCACAATTCAACCCCCTGTAAACGTAAAGGAATCTTTGTATGTCACTCGAAACTAAAATTGAAGCACTGACGCAAGCTGTCATCGCACTCACCGCCAAACTGGAGACCAGCAATGTAGCACCAGTGGCTCCTGTTGCACAAGTGGCCGCACCTGTTGCCGCCCCCGCACCCGTGGTTGCCGCTGCCCCTGTTGCAGCGCCAGCACCTGTGATGCCCGCTGCACCCACATTCGTAGCACCCGAAGTGACTGCACCCGCTCCTACCGGTGGCGCACCGTTCACTGACGGCAAAGGTCTGATCGATTACGTCATGGGCGCATACAAGGCTCTTGGTCCAACAAAGGGTGCAAGCATCCAAGCTGTGCTGACCCAACTCGGTTACGCCAACATCAACGACGTGAAGCCAGAGCACTACGGTTCTCTGTTCGCAGGCATCGAAGCACTGAAAGCCTGATCATGAGCGGCCACGCTATGTTGTCTCCATCGAAACGTAGCCGCTGGGCCTTGTGCCCCGGCTCGATTCGTGAAGAGGCCAAGTACCCCGACACTGGCAGCGGTCCTGCTGCCGTGGACGGCACTCACAGCCACACACTGCTTGAAGAATGCTTCAAAGGCGATCCCGTTGAACCGGCTGCGTTCATCGGGCTGACTTTGACAGACCACGAAGGTGATTTCGTAGTTGACGCATCTCGTGCTGAACGAGTCAAGATTGCCTACGACTACATCATGTCGCGGGTTGTTGAGATTGTTCAAACTGGTCACTTCCCTACAGTGCTCACCGAAACTCGTGTGAACCCCGAGCACCTGTTAGGTCGCAAAGACTTGTCGGGTACGGTGGACATTCAAATCACTGGTGGTGACACACTTGAGTTGATCGACTATAAAGATGGTATGGGCATCGTTAGCGCCGAAGGCAACATGCAGCTTGAACAATACGCCTATGGTGTGTTGGCAGACTACAAGCTGCCCGTTAACGGTGTCTATCCCTTTGAGTTTGTGAAGATGACGATCATTCAGCCCAAGCTGGCGCTGCGTGGTATGCCTGCGATCACTTCGCACACGGTCACTGTAAGGTCACTGTTGGACAACATGGGTACAATCATCACCCAAGCTGCTGCAACTGACAAACCAGATGCACCGCTTGTACCGGGTGAAAGTCAATGTAAATTTTGTCGCGCTAAAGGCTCCTGTGCCGCGCTGGCAAGTAACGTAATGAAGGAGGTCGGAATCATGTTCCAGCCAGTAGTAAATCAAACACTCGATGTCGCGCAGCAATCTGCCGACAAAGACCCATCCGCAATGGATGATGCACAGATCGCACAGATCATGGAAGCAGCCCCGTTGATGCGCCAACTCCTTGAAGGTGTTGAAGCTGAAGCACTGCGCCGTATGCAAGCAGGTCAAACAATCCCCGGACTCAAACTCGTCAATGGTCGCGGCTCTCGCGCTTGGGCACTGCCTGAAGCTGAGATGGCCGAGAAGCTGACGAAGATGGGCATCCCCAAGACCATCATCTATGAAACCAAACTCGTGACCCCTGCGAAGGCTGAGAAGCTGGTGTGGGAAAAGAAAGACGGCACGAAGGTACAACTCACAGATCGCCAACTCAAACGCATGGATCAAGAGTATGTCGTCAAGATGGCAGGCAAGATCACTGTGGTCCCCGAATCTGATAGCCGCCCGGCTGTCATCACCAATGCTGCACCGATGTTCAGTGCAGTAGAAGCAGCACCCGCTGTGGAATCCTTGCCCTCGTGGCTCATGTAAATCAACTGGAGTAAATGTAATGTCCGATATTATTTTCTTGTCAAACGTCCGTCTGTCTTTCCCTCACCTTGCTGAACCACAGCGTCAAGTGAACGAAGCCACAGGTAAAGAGCGCATCTCTTACAACTGCGAGTTCCTCATGCCGCAAGATCACGCTGGGTTCCAGCAGTTCATGCAGAAGTACGGCGCGATGGCCTTGGAGAAGTGGAAAGAACACGCTCAGACCGTCATGGGCATGATCCAGCAAGACCGCAAGCTGCGTTGCTTTGGTATGGGTTCAGAGAAGGTCAACAAAAAGACTTTCCAACCCTACGATGGCTACGCTGGCAACGTGTTCATCACTGCTGGCCGTGACAACGCGCCACAAATGATCCAAGCCGATGGCACACCCATCGACCCAGCGAACACGATGGCGTTTCAACAACTGGCCCGCAAGATGTACGGCGGTTGCCGTGTGAATGCGGCCATCAAACCTTGGTTGCAAGAAAACAAGCATGGTCGCGGCATCCGTTGCGACTTGATCGCTGTTCAATTTGCTGGTGACGATACTGCATTTGGTGAAGGGGCCGTTGATGCGTCTGGGTTATTTGGTGCGGTTGCGGGTGCTCCTGCTGGAATGTTTGCTCCTGCGCCTCAAGGTGCGACTGCGATGCCTGCTGCGCCGTTTGCGGCACCGGCTGGCCTTCCTTCGTTCTTAGGCGGTCAGTAATCAAATTGGGGGAAAGCTGAGGACAATTTCGTCCACTATCCATTTGGCGATGAGCAATAGAGCAGCAAGTACCCCATCCAACTGAGTAATCGTAATGAGTAATGACTATGTATTTGACATCGAGACCTACCCCAACATCTTCACGCTGGCGGTGGAACATGCAGAAGCACCGTTTCGCTGGGCGTTCGAGATTAGTGACTGGCGCAATGATTCAAAAGAAATCGTCGCCTTCCTCCAGTACCTTAAAGATACCAACTCACGCATGGTTGGTTTCAATTCACTCGGGTTCGATTACCCCGTTCTCCATACACTGATCCGCATGGGTCACAGCGATGCCAACATGCTGTACCAAAAGGCGATGGCGATCATCAACTCGCAAAGTGATGACGAGAGTGGCAAGTGGATGCACTTCATCAAACCCTCTGATCACTTTGTGCAGCAGATCGATCTGTTCAAGATTCATCACTTCGACAACAAGGCGCGCGCCACCAGCTTGAAAATGCTGGAGTTCAACATGCGCTCGGACAACATCGAAGACCTGCCCTTCAAAGTCGGCACAACGCTGACGCAAGAGCAAGCGGTGAAGCTGAAGTCATACAACGCGCATGACGTGGATCAGACCAAGGCGTTCTATTACAAAACGCTGGGCATGATCAAGTTCCGCGAAGAGTTGACTGCCAAGTACAACCGCGACTTCATGAACCACAACGACACAAAGATCGGCAAGGACTACTTCATCATGAAGTTAGAAGAAGCCGGTGTGACCTGTTACGACTTCGGCCCGAGTGGCCGCACACCACGACAAACACCTCGCCCATCGATTGCGTTGCGCGATGCCATTCTGCCGTGGATTCAATTTCAATCATCAGAATTTACCCGTGTGCTGAACTGGCTCAAAGACCAGACCATCACCGAGACCAAAGGAGTTTTCAATGATCTCACTGCTGTTGTGGATGGATTTACTTTCGTATTTGGCCTTGGGGGTATTCACGGCAGCGTGGAGTCTCAAGTGGTCGAATCGGACGATGATCACGTCATTGTTGATTTGGATGTTGCTAGCTATTACCCGAACCTCGCTATTACTAACGGCTTCTATCCTCAACACCTTGGCTCTGCTTTCGTAGGCATCTACAAACACCTGTTCGAGCAGCGCAAGACGTACCCCAAGAAGTCAGCAGAGTCGGCCATGCTGAAGCTGGCGCTCAACGGTGTGTACGGTGACAGCAACAACAGGTTCAGCGTGTTCTACGATCCGCTGTTCACAATGTCGATCACACTCAACGGTCAACTGTTGCTGTGTGTGCTGGCCGAAGGGCTGCTGCACATCGAGGGTCTGCAACTGATTCAAGTGAACACCGACGGCTTGACTGTTCGTGTGCCGCGCAGTCGCAAGATCGAGGTGGACATGGTTCGCGCTGCATGGCAGTCACGCACCGGGCTGGTCCTTGAAGAAGCGATCTACAAGTCGATGATGATTCGTGATGTGAACAACTACATCGCCCAGTACGAGAACGGCTCTGTGAAGCGCAAGGGTGCGTATGAGTATGAGATGGGCTGGCATCAAAATCACAGCGCCTTGGTGGTTGCCAAGGTGGCCGAGAAGGTCATGATCGAGAACGCACCGATCCGCGAGACTTTGCACAACTGGCCCGACATCATGGACTTCATGCTTCGCACCAAAGTGCCGCGCTCAAGTCACTTGGGTCTTGAGCACGATGGTGTGACCACGCAGTTGCAAAACATCACACGCTACTACATCGCCGAGGGTGGTGGGCGTTTGTTTAAGTGGATGCCACCACTCAAAGGCAAACAAGAATGGCGCAAGATCGGCATCGAGTCCGGTTGGGGTGTGCAGCCCTGCAACGACATTCGCAACGCTGGCAAGCTGCCAGTTGATTTTGATTACTACGTTCGAGAAGTGGAGAAATTATGTTTGGGTTTGGCATAAACAATCAATGCGCTGTTCACGGATGGTCATCCAAAAATTCAATGTATTCATATTGCCCGTGGTGCAACATGACGAACCCGACAATTCCGAACGCACGTTCTGAATATGTAAAAACTGGAATCATAGATGTAAAGGAACAACAAGTGACAGCACTGAAACAACAAATCGATGGCAACCACTACAAAGATTTGCCGATCCAACCAGTCGAGTACATCCACGCCAACGCGCTGGGGTACTTCGAGGGCAACGTGATTAAGTACATCAGTCGCTGGCGCAAAAAGAACGGCCTCGCTGATTTGCTCAAAGCCAAGCATTACATCGAGTTGCTGATCGAGTTGGAAGGTAAGAAATCTGACGGGGACTGCAATGCTGGAAAAGGACATTGAAGCCAGAGTCTGCGAGTACGCCCGTACCAAGGGTGTGCTTGCTTACAAGTTCACCAGCCCCGCACGGGCTGCTGTGCCCGATCGTTTGTTCATCGCGCCAGATGGCCGTGTGTGGTTTTGTGAATTCAAGCGTGGAGGCCAGAAGCCTACTGCTGCACAAGAGCGGGAACATGCCCGACTCAGAGCACAAAGAGTAAACGTGTTTGTAATTGATAACGTAATTGAAGGTAAGAACATGATTGACTTAATGGTGATGGGATGCTGACTCCCAATCTGCTTCACGGCTACCAACAAAAGGCCGTGAACTTCCAATGCACTCACCCCCACTCGATGCTGTGGCTTGACATGGGACTGGGTAAGACCGTGATCACGCTGACCTCGTTGGCCCACTTGATCAAGACCCAGTTCCTGCGCGGCGTGATCATCGTCGCCCCGATCCGAGTCATCCGATTGGTGTGGCGTCAAGAAGCTGCGAAGTGGGAGCACACCAAGCACTTGAAGTTCAGCATGGTCTCGGGCACAAAAGATCAGCGCACTCGCGCACTCCTGCGCCCGGCTGACATCTACATGATCAACTACGAGAACCTTGGGTGGCTGGCCGAAACGCTCCAGACTTACTTCGTCAAGAAGGACAAGCCGATGCCGTTCAACGGAATCATCTGGGACGAGATCAGCAAGATGAAAAACTCGGCCACCAACCGAGTCAAGGCGTTTCGCAAGATCGCCGACAAGTTTGACTGGACCACTGGACTCACGGGCACACCGGCCAGCAACGGCTACAAAGACCTGCACGGTCAGTTCCTCGTGGTGGACAAGGGTGAACGACTCGGCACATCGAAGACAGCATTTCGCACACGGTTCTACAAGAAGGTCGGACCGTACAAGGAAGTTGCTTACGAAGATACCGAGGACACAATCAAAAAGCTGATCGGTGACATCACGCTGGAAATGAGCGCAGAGGACTACAACCCGCTGCCCGACCTCGTGGTGAACAACGTCGAGATCGAGATGCCTGACGAGTTGCGCGGCAAGTACGACAAGATGGAGAAGGAGTTCTTCCTCACGCTTGACAGCGGCACAACAGTCGAGGCGTTCAATCAGGCATCGCTGACCAACAAGTGTTTGCAGTTCTCCAACGGGGCCATGTACCCCATCGCTGGGATGCCGCTGTGGGAACCTGTGCATGACCTGAAACTAGAAGCACTCAGTGACATCATCGACGAGGCCAACGGATCACCGATTCTGTGCTCCTACGCTTACCGTTCGGACGCTGCGCGCATCATGGAGAAGTTCAAAAAACTTGACCCGATCAACTTGACCGAATGCAAAAGCGAGTCGTCACTGACAAACGCCATGCACCGTTGGAAGACGGGCGACTGCCAATTGATGATCGGCCACCCAGCCTCGATGGGTCACGGAATTGACGGTCTCCAGAAGAACGGCCACATTCTTGTGTGGTACGGGCTGAACTGGTCACTTGATCTGTACGAGCAGTTCAACGCTCGTGTGCGCCGCCAAGGTCAGGGTGTGCCGGTAATCTGCCATCGAATCATGATGCGCGACACATTGGACCAAGCACAGGCGCTGGCGCTGGATGACAAGGCAACAACACAAGCAGGACTGCGTAACGCGATTAAAGAATATCGCCAGTCCAAAGGTCATTAAAGTGTGTTACACTGTGTAACACCACAACAAGGAGTAATCATGTCACGTATCACTAAATGGGATAAACAATCAATCGTCAAGGCAATCATGGCCGACGTGCCAAAGATTGACAAGAGAAAGCGCAAGGAAGACCTTCAAGCAGCAGTTGTAAAACTCATGTCGCCTGAAGTGCGTAAGGTGTACAAGACCAATCCGAAAGCACTTGCTAAGTATCACGTCGGGTACTTAATTTCAGACACCAGTTACAGCGACAGAGATGTTGTAGTAGGAGATGTAACCGACAAACAGATTGAAGATTTGTGTAAAAAATACAAACAAGAAGAAGAGGCATTTTTTCAGACCGAGCGCAATCTAAAGAATGCCATTGAGTCATGCACCACCATGAAACAATTGAACGACCGACTGCCTGAGTTCAAGAAGTATTTTCCAACAGTCGAGAAGCCTGTAGCAAATTTGCCAGCACTTTCAAATGTGGTGGCTGACTTATCTAAATTGGGCTGGCCTAAAGGAGCAACAAAATGATCCGTAAACTATTTGAAACCATTCGCACATACTTCACGATGCCCAGCGCCGAGGTGCTGGCTGTTGTTGAATTAGAAGAAGCCAAGCGCAAGTTGCTGTCGGCACAGACCGGCAAGGAATACGCTGAGTCGATGTGCAAGTTCCACGAGGCGCAGATCAAGCGACTCAACGCCTACATTCAAAACGCTACAGTTGAGGTGAAGGAATGACTGTTCGTGTACGCAACACAATCAGCGAGGTCATCAGGAAAGTGCTGCTTGAGAACCCCAAAGGTCTCACGGTGCGCGAGTTATCCAAGGCCGCAGGGTACACGCAGGACAAAGTGATTGCGTGTCTGCAACGCAACTACGGGTTCTATATCTCGCAATACATCCCGAACCCGTCGGGCTATTTGAATCTCAGTTCGGTGTGGTGCTGTGTGCCCGTGCCCGCCAACCCGCCGAAGCCATCAATCGGAGCATTGTTGATGGACGAAATCAAGGCTGACGAAGAGCGTCGCAGAAACGCTAAGCGTGAGCAAAAGCAAAGAGAACGACTGCTTCAAAAACGCGCCAACGAAAAGATCAGGGCTGCTGCAAAAGCGGAAAAAGAACGACTCAAGGCTGAGAAGCACGTTCCCGAGAAAACCGTGTGGGTCAAAGTCCCATCATGGTCAGAGCACCGGGTACAGTGATCACGACTCGAACAAGTCCTTTTCCGCTTGTCTGCGAAGCACCAGACCGCGAAGGACTTTTCCACCTGCCTTGGTCCAACCCATGAATGCCTCGGCTGCCGCATCCCACTCTTCGCGGTTGATCTTCATGCGAATGGTAGAACGCTGGAAATTACCAAGTCCCACATTGAAGGAAAAAGCGACACAAGCGTCAAATTTACCTTGATGACCAATGAGACCGGGAGCAAGTCTAAGAACACCACGTTCAAAAGATTCGATGTCTTTTCGGAATATCGCTTTGAGTTCATCTTTGCTCCATGTGCGGTTGTCTTCAGGGCGCAGCGGGTAATCCTTGCGGATCATCCCGGTGTAGCCCTCTTTGGCGACCATGGGGAACTTGATCTGATCCTGATAAATCACATGGCCCCAGCCAATCGTCCACATGTGGGCACTGCACTGGTAGGGCTTGTCGCGGTAGCCCTCGAACTTGTGCATCAACTCGATGCCCTTGTCACTGGTGTTCATTTCTTTTCTTGACCGCGAGAACCAAACCAGAAACCAATGATGCCACCCAGCATTGCCATCTCTTCTTCGCTGAAGATTTCATTGCCGATGCGGATCAGGTCGTCCACGGTTTTGATCATGTCCGGGTGAGTCCACACATACCAGCCAAGGCCCATATTGATGAACAACAGTTCCAAGACGAACATGTAGGTGACCACTGGGCGCACTGTGCCAACAAAGGTGGACACCCATGGCGCAGCACGTTCCAGCACTTTGACATCATGCGCGTAGGCTGCTTGAGTCATGGCTGCATCGGCTTGGATGGACACCTGATCGGTTCGCATCTCTTCGACTTTGGCTTGGGCGGCAAAGCCAGCGGCAGCCAGTTGCAGTTCACGCTCGGTTTGGATGCGGGCCAGTTCAGCCTCGTGCTTCTGGTCGTTGCGACTCTGAAACAGTTCCATCAGCTTGGGGAACATGGAGATCAGCAAACCGCCGAGTGTGGAAAATAGAGAAATCATTGTTCAGGTTCCTTTTCAATTTTGGGCGTTTCCTTGAGTTTTTTGTTCTCTTGGAGAATCGCATCCGCTTTCATCATCAACTTTTCAGACCGTATCAGCATCATTGCTGAAATCGGCAACGTGATCGATGCCACCACGCCAAAGAAAATCATCCCAGCGATCCAGTAAGACTTTCCAGTTCCAGTAGCATTCCCCACAGGATCAATAGCACCCACACCAGACCCACGGCCCACATCCCCATTTCGATTCTGAAACTTCGACGTTGCCATTTACTTGCTTCCTTGTACCGACGTGCGGCTAATTGTTCCTGACGAGCAAACTCTTGCTCGTCTTTGATCCTGCCATACATCTGCAAAAAGCGCGTGTACAAATCCTTCAATTCCTTGGGTGCGTAGACCATGGTTTCCCTGATCAGCACCGTCATCTCTTCCATTTGTAACTCGACCTCAACTCGTTCGATTGCCTTCATCGCATGATTCTGGCCTTCTTCGTAGACGTGTAATGAGGTCTCTTCTAGTTCCGCGTAGTGGGTGATGATTTGTTGCTGGATGTCAAAGAACTTACCCAATTGCTGACTGACATCATGTACAACCTGCATCTGGAGAATGGCGGCGTCCGGCTCTGGCTCACGCTTTTTTGTCTTTTTTGCCACAGGCTTGGCTGATTGCACCGTTGCTTGAAGTCCCGGTGTGCGCGGTCCCACAATTTTAAATGCTCCAAGTAACTTATCCCAGAGCGTCGTCGCCCACGGGATAAAACCCTTAATCGTGTCCGCAGTGCTGACAAACTGATTAACGATACCTTCGGCATCGCCTTGAAATTCTTTGACAATTGCTTGACCCTCTCGAAGCATCTCGCAGCCTTGTTGGACAAAGCTAACAGCCGCTCGTGCAGCCATGAGAAGGGTAAACGGGTCAATCTCAGTGGCCTTTAAAGTAGCTTAGGGCAAACCCTACAGCACTGGAGATGAACGACACGAAGGCCATACCGGCCCAAAATCCACCACGGCCCTGATTGGCAAGGGCGACCAGCTTTTCGATGTGGTTTTCCAGCTTGTCGATTTTAATTTCCATGCTGTCAAACCGGCGCTCGTAATCTTGGACCTTTTGCCAAAGGACGCCGTATTTAACTGGATCGATTTCAGGTGCGTTCATTATGGTCTTCCCGGGGCCATGTTGTTGAGGATGATTCGCGCTGGCTGGTTATAGGCAGCATCGTCGTTGCGATCAGGGGCCAGAGCATTGACGCCCATGGTTGTGGTGCCTGTGGCCGCAGCCTTGCCGCCAGAGGTCCATTTTGATGGGTCACTGAGCAAGTTGAGCACACGGTTGCGTTCGCTGCCGGGCAGTGTTGCCAGCAAGTCGGCTGCACCTTCAGGAGTCTTCAAGGCTTCGGTCAATGTCTCCATTGTCTTCTTGCCGATCTTGTTCTCCAAGATGTTCAGCGCCTTGTTGGTGGTCGCGGCCACGGCACTCAGGTACGAGGGGACGCGCAGCTTGGACATGTTGTCTAGCAACAACGTCTTCAGTGCGTCTTGACCTGCGCTTACCTGTTCTTTGACAGCGATTTCCGTCAGGCGCTTTTTAGCCTGATCCTGCAAAACGCTCATTGTGCTGTCGGCCAGTTCGGTGGCGATGTTGTAGCGACCGGGGCCAAGAATCTTCTCGACAGTCTCGGGCGACTCGTTTTGCACCAAGCGCACAAACTCGTCTTTGTTGGTCTTCCACATATTCAGGGCTTCGCCGGCCAATTTCTTTTCGGCAATCTTTTGCATACCCTTGGTGTAATCGGCCAAGTATTGACGGTAGCCTGTGCCACCGGCTTCTTCGATTGCGTTGATCAGCGTGGGCTTGATGTCGTTCATCACGCTGGCTGCCAGATTGCGCTGGGCAGTGGCATCCATGCCGGGGCGAAGTTGCTGGATTGCAGCATTGACCGAGTTCTTACGAATTGCGTCCAATGCTTTGGCATCGATGACACCACCGCTGCTGGTCCACTTTGCCACATCATCGGCCACATTCTTGACCGCACCCATGAGCACATCATTTCCGGCAAACTCTGGATTGTTCGCCACTTGTCGAATCGAATTGACAATCTTGTCACCCTCAAGCGGCTTGATACCCACTGAACGCATAGCATCGGCAGCGCCTTGGGCAAACCGAGCGCCTTGACCTAGATCAAGAGATGCGTCAGCAGCCTTGGATGCCCAATCGTCAGCCATCTTACCCAACTCACCTTTGTAGGTGTATTGAGTCAAGCCAACTGGCTTTCCAGCTTTGATCAGATCGAGGCGGGCAGAGGCTTCGGCAATCTTGCCAGCATCGATCAGACGGCGAACGTCAGCCACTTTGGCCGCTGCTTCCTCGCCCAACTTACCAGCTTGCGCCTCGTATTCGGCCACAGCTTTGCCCAAATTCGCACGATTGAGTGCAGCCTCGCGGGCTGGACCTTGCACGGTGTTGAGCGCATTCTTTGCATTCTCAGTTGTACCTCGGGCTTCAGCGGCTGTTGCGCCACCGGCCAGTTTGGCAAGGGCGTTTACTGACTCTTCGCCTTGGGTTTTCTCCAGCGCGCGCAGGAACCGTGGATCACGCGCCGTGGCACGTTCGATCAGGGCTTGGAATGTTGGGCTGTTGATGTCGGCGGTGGCTTGCGCTGCGCTGACACCTTTACCTTGCGCTGCGCGCAGGGCGTTGGTGACTTGTTCGAGATCAGGACCAAGGGCGTCTTTGACGATCTTGGATGCCTTCTGTAACGGGATTTGGCGCAGGTCGGCAATCTTGCCGCCAACGTAACCAAGGGCTTGGCCGAGCACCTTACCACCCGCCTCAAAGGTCGAGCCTTCGAGAATGTTGCGAACTGGCTCAACTACTTGGGCTGCACCCTCGCGTGGGGCTTTCATACCCATCGCCACATCGGCAGCTTCCAGACCCTCTTTGGCAATCCCGTAGCCAAGACCAGCGCCAGCGACACCGCCAGCCACTGTGCCTACAGGACCAGCACCAAACGTGCCAGCAGTGCCACCAAGCAGGCCACCACCGATTGCGCCACCAGCTTCAACGAGTGGGGCGACATAGGGGCGGGCAGCTTGGTAGACCTGTTGACCCATGGTCAGGTCTTGACGTGGGCCGGGGATGCCAGCGTCAGTTCGCACTGAGGGTGTCAGGGCCAGACTTGTGGGTTCTGCGGCGGGTGTTGAACGCACTCGACGAATCTCGTCAGCGATTGCTTTGGCATCTGCGGCATTGCCCGCAGCATCGGCCTTGACCAACGCTGCGGTGAGTTGTTCGAGTGTAGCCATGATTATTTGTACTTCTCAAGAAGAGCGTCGATAGCTGGATTGACAGGTGCTGCAATTGTGCCACCAGCGCCAGCCTTACTCTTGGCATTTTCAACACCTTGGCGAACAATATCTTGGAACTCACGAGCGGCGCGCACATATTCGGTTTCACTCTGCGACAGTTTCATGCGAAGTCGTGCAGCCGTGGCTTTTGCGCCTTCCTTCTCGGAAATCGCACCACCACCCTTGAGCGCCTCAAATGCTGACAGGAACGCAGCACCTTCGACCTGATCTTGCATTGTCTGAAAGTCAGACGCCGCTGTACCGTCGATGAATCGAGCACCGGGCTTCCATGTAGCACCCACGGCGTCTTGGAAGCCGGGATGTGGCTTTGTAGCAGCCTGAATGACTTTACCGCTGGCATCTTTGACAGCAGGCTTACCGATCATCTGGTCGATGTTGTCGATTGCCGTAGTAGCGTTGGCAATGATGCCCGGCAATGCTTGCTGTGCGGCCACGTTGCCCTTGGCGATTGCTTCGCCTGTGGCCTTGGCCTGCGCCATTTGTTGCTGGAACGCTGGGTCTTTTTTCTGCTTGGCTTCTTCCTCAAGCACGGCAACACGACGGCCTTCAAGACCAATGCGTTGACCTTCTTGTCGGATTCGTTGGGCTTCTTTGTCATTTCGCGCCGACTCGGCAGCGGTCATGGTGTTGCGCTTGATGTACTCACCCATACCCAGTGCAGCCTTTTGCTTCCACTGTTCAAACCCTGCTGGATCAGCGGGAATCATGTTGGCAGCTTGCATCATTGACATTTGAGCGATTGGTGAACCGGCCATGTCGGGATCGTTCTTTTGCATATCGATCCACTGAAGCGCGCTATTGCGATCATTCACGTTAATCAACGCATCACGATACTGGCTTGTTTTTGCTGCGGTTACTTCAGCACGGCGCTTGGCTTCTTCGGTTTCAGCTTTACCAATGTCAGTGGCAGCGGCAGCTAACTTGCGACCGGTTTCACCAAACTCAGTTGCTAATTTGTAACGAGTCTCTGGCGTTTTGAGATCAGGTTTTGTAGCAAGATAATCTTTGACACCTTGGCGTTCTTTGAGTGTTAAGGCATTCAACTCGCCTTCTTGCTCGAGTTGTTTAATTTTCATTGCACTCGCCAGCGTGTTCACTGGAGAGAACTGAGATAGATCGACTTGTACTGGCTTTGCACCAAGGATAATACTGGGATCGAGTGGCATGATTCCGTCCTTACTTTGAGAGATATTTGCTCAGCAACTGATTTTGGTTGTACATGCCGTACAAGCTAGTCAGACCACCCAAAGCATTTGTATAAGCGTTTGCCGAGCCAATTTGCCCAGCAGCAGACGCATTAGCTGCGCCAGTGATCGCATTGATCTGGTTAGCTGCACCTGTACCGTAAGCACTTTGACGAACGGCGTTTGATCCTGCGTATGTGTTAGTTAACCCAGTACCGTAATTGCCATACGCCGAAGTTGCACCAGCGCCAGATTGCGCGGCGATGTTGGCTGCATTTGCACCATAAGCACCTTGCGCGTTACTAACGCCAGTGCCGTAGGTTTGAATGGCTTGCGATCCACCTTGTGCCAAGTTACCAGCAGCAGCCGCTTGCTGGGCCGCCGAGGCTTGACCAATTGATTGCAATGACTGTAATGGCGCGAGTTGATTAGCGCGCTCAGTTTGGAAACGATTGAATGCGTTGCCATATTCTTGCGCTTGTGCAGCCTTTGTGGTCATGAAGCGGTTGTACGCATTCTGGTATTCCTGAGAACCCATTTCCTGACCATATCGAGCAGCAGCCTTGAGTGCAGCGCCAGATTGCAAACCACGCGCCGCTGCCGTTGATCGCTCAAGTGCTTTTTGACCTTCAGCCAAGCGGAACGCATAACCGGGGTCTTGCTCCATCTGCGTCTTGTTGAAGTCTTGAAGCAGCGAGTTGGGGTCAAACCCCTCGACTTTAAACGTAGTCGTGGCCGAGCCGTAACCGGGTGCGCTGGTATTGCCGCTGAGACCCAAAAGGTCCATCAAGCGTTCTTGACCTTTTTCACCAGCAGCTTTAAATGAACTCAGGTTTTCAACTTGTTTGTTGTAGAGTTCACGTTGCAGCGCCAATTGCTGCTGAAGTGCTGCTTGTTGAGCCGCCAACTGCTTATCTAGCGCAGCAGCATTTGCAGCGTTGCCAGCATCAGCGGCGGCTTTTTGAGCAGCAAGCGTTTGATTCAGTGCTTCTTTTTGCGCGGCAATCTGTTTATCAACGGATTCTTTATCAGCGGCAATTTGCAGTTGAGTTGCCTCAAGACCCACGGTGCCTGCTTTTTCAGCAGCAGCGGCTTGAGTTGCTGCTGCACTTGATGCTGCATCCGAACTCATTTTTGCACCTACAACAGTCGCACCGGCTACAGCTACAAATCCCCATGTCATAATTTCTCTCCTTGTGCCGTCAATTTAGGCAAAGCGTCAACAGAAGCAATTAGGCCCATGTCGTCATACGACGGGGAAATGACCTCTTGCTCAATTTTATCCAATTCGGCCTCAGATTCAAACTCTGTCAAATGCACCGTTGTCCAGAGTGTATCTTCTTCAGCGTAGACTGCGCGTTTTAGACCCACCTCGGACACAAAAGTACATGGCCCTTCGAGGTGTTTTTGGCCGAATTCTGTGAATACTGTCACCTTACCCTTGGCGATGAAGTTCAAGTGCTTGTGGCGATGAATCTTGCCAATAATCAATGTTCCTTTTGGGATCATCATTTCTCGGGCGTAGGTGCAGCACCCGTAGGTGTCATCCTTGGGTGTGAAATAGTGCTTCAATGTGCAATCTTCGAGAGTTGACTGCACCGCACCACTGTCGATCAACTGTTGCAGTCCGTCTTGAATCACCATGATCTTTTCACGAAATTCGACTTTGACACGCTCAGGGTCAGCAACAGCAAACCCTTTACCGTAAGTCACTGATGTTGGGTAGTATTTCATCATGATGCCATGATCACCCAGTTTGTGCCATCTGACACGAGGGTTGCCCATGCGCCAACCAGCAAGGGAAGAATTGCCGTACCAGGTGTGGTGCTGCCAATCGGCACAACATTACTCGATGCTGACACAACCGTTTGAAGTTGTAGGTTTTTAAATGTGATTTGACGACCGGCCCACAGCGTAGCATCTGGTAATGTGACAACACAAGTCGAACCTGATTTGTTGTTGATTAACCACCCCTCGGTGTCGGCAACTGTGAAGTCGGCTGTCTTGGTGGCAACCGTGTACCGTGCGGCCAAGCCTGTACCACCGTTAGCGACAGGTAGAACACCCGACGCGCGGGTAGAAAGGTTAAGAGCGCCTATTGTTTGGGAATCCAATACAACACCCGATAGTGTGCCACCTAATGTAATGTCACCAGTTGTGGTGACAGTCCCCGTCAAAGTTATACCATTTGCGGAACCAATACCAGTTACGGAATTTACCGTACCGGCGCCTAAATTAGCGCGGGCTTCCGCAGCGGTAGAACCACCAGTCCCTCCGTTTTCAATTTGAGCAATACCTAAAGTAGAGCCTCCTGACACAATATAAATGTTATTCAAAAAACGAAACCACTCACGCGAAATCAATCCTGTTACGGGATTGATAAAGGCAACCCTAGAAGAAGGAATTTTAGTAATATTCTGAGGATTAGGCATTTGTCGGACTCGCAATAAGTTCAGCACCCATGATTGCAATTTTCACATCATCAGTGCCTGAAACCTCATATACACGGTCGCGTAGTTTGAGTGTCATACCCAATCGACGCCAAATAACACGAGTACCGTAAGTGCCTGTCTTACCCATCGAACGCCAATGTTCATTACTCCAAGTGTGACCGCCATCGTCAGACCAACGCAACATAACTTGTGGATCAATTCCAGCAGCGCCAACGCGTCCTTTTTCTATAAGAATTGCGCCGCCAACTGTAGATGGCGATCCGTCATAGTACATAAACGAGCCATCTTCTTGAACAATAATGTCGCCACTTTCAGTCAATAAAGACGCATACGTTGTTTGTTCCCAAACAAGAACATCACCGTTTTCGGCAAGCAATTCGTCATCAGGGTCCGAGATATCGGTGACTACCAATGGTGTGATAACACTTGACTCAATCGCGCCTGTTTCAGCATCAAGTTGCAACGAATGATGAGCGGTACGCTTCAGATCATTGGCACCCGTGGGAAGCGCGCGCCAAGATCGCAACCATTTTTGCGGCGCTCCGTTGTCTGTGTACACGTTTAAATCAAATGCGTAAATATTGCCAAGTTCATGGTCGCCTACAACAATTTCATTGTTAAACGACATTTGACAATTCGAGCGATGGCGAGTGAAGCTGCCGTTGATAAATGCACCTCGTTCGTGCCACAACGATGTAGCAACGTCATAAACCCATGTGGTATTGGCCGAAGGAAATATCAGAACGTAGAACGCATGACCGTCTTGCTGATATGTGTATGCAATTGCATCGGCCATGTTGCCGTACTGCTGAATTTGCCATTCAACCGCATGTGTAGATACGCGCTGCGCCGTGTAGCCGTTGGCGCGGTAAACAATACCTTGACCGCGCGCGTCAGCGCCCAGCCAGAAGATGCCGTTGTCCAACTTAGCGACTGAGAATGGTGCAATACAGCCCACTTCGTTAAATGCACCCTGAACAGGACTTAGTGGAAAGTCAGCGCCGCCCGAGTCATACCAAACCTCGACCGAGTTGGTGCCAAACAACCATGCTTCACGGTGATCCACAAGAACCGACAGTAAACCGTCAGGAGAACCCTCGGCGCTGGCGAAGTCAAGTGGGTCGATAGATGTGCCGTCCAGCAAGCTGGTAACCCACAGGCGCTGACTATTGGGTTCGTTGAACACAAAATACCCATCCAGATAGCCTACGGTGACAGCACCGGGAAAGTCTGGGTCATCGATTTGCTTGAACTCAAGTGTCAGGCTGTTGTAAATGTAGCTGGGGCCGTTACAAGCAATAAACATCTGGGTGCCATTGTCAGACATGCTGACAGGACCAGACGAGCCAGATACTGTGCCTATAAATGTGCTGTTCCACAACGTGTCAATTTTGTACAACGATTCACCAGATACAGCGTAACCGTACCCATCGAATTGCCACATGCCACGAATTGGACCATCACCCATGTTTGCAAGGAAACGCAAACCGGGTGCGCGATTTAAGAAAGCTGCTTCTTTACCACCCTCGGGAATCACCTCTGGAAAAAGGTTGACCATGCGGGCATCAGCAGCATTGACACTGCGGGCCACATAAGATGACCCAAGAATGGGGGTTTTCATCAGTAGTTACCAGCGTAAATGTTGTAGCGTTGGCGGTTTGCAACAATAGCATACGGCATTGCCATCACATCATCAGGATTGTTGATGCGCTTCAGATCACGCTTGCTGGTCATTGCGATACGTTGCACTTGAGGACTTGGTTCGACGCCGAATTCTGGTGCAATTTCCATCGCCAAGTTGTAGGTAAATGCCCGCAGATAGCCCGGTGGATAGTACAAAACCGTGGACAGTGTGGCTGGATTATCCAGTTCTTCCACCGAAATGAAATGCCACTCCAAGTCTTGCGTAGGACGTGGGTAAATGAACATTTCAGCATTGGGATACGTCATGTTGACGAAGATCACCTGCGGAAATGTAGAAGTTACCGTCTTGACAGCGATGCCATCGTATTGCTGTTGGTTGATGAATTTGATGCCATACGACACGCCGCTAGACGCTTTGAAATATGTGGCGTCATCAAACAAAATAGGACGATTGCCCACAAAATCGCCCGATGGGCCAAGTGTGCGGCTAATCAGGCCAGAGGGCCATGTGAAGACTTGATCTTGTGTGGAAAAGACAGATAGGCGCTCGGTTTGCCAACTGTCGATCATTTGATTGAGCGCCATCAAGGCGTCATTTGACATATCTGCCGAGGGTGTCTCACCTTCTGCAAGTACGCCCAGCAATCGCAATGCACGGTTGATTTGATCGCCAGCGGTGTACGTTGCCATTATCAGACTCCTTCGGTTTCACCCTCGACAACTTCAGTTCGACGGGTATATTTGCGCTTAGTCCCCAATACATTTACAGGGGCCGCATCTTCGGAGTCCGAAGGCGTATCGACATTGTAGCGCGTCCAGCCATTTTTTTCATCAGCAACAGCCTCAAGTTCCATTGTTGCAACTTTAGCGCCGTGAACGGGGTGTGTTAAGTAGATTGTTGCCATGTTTTGAGAAAGGGGCCGAAGCCCCTTTTTTTTAGTTAGATGCGATCAAACCGACGGTTTCGAGTCGTGATTCAACTTGAGCAAGACGGGCTTGCAAGTTGGCGATCACGGCCAAAACTGTATTACCTTCGTCTTTGGTTGCAAAGCCAAAGGGTGTGGTTTGTGTCAAATCCTGAATTGCGTAATCAGCAGTACCGGGAGCAGTGCTAGTGATTGTGGTCAACTGAGCAGTCAAAGCAGCGCCTTGAGCCACAGGAGTTGTGCCATAAAAACCAGCAGTACCACCAGATTTACCAATGATAGCGCCATCCAGTTGTGGGTCTTCGTATGCAACGCCGACTGGTTTGGTGTTAGTAGCCATGTTAGTTCCTTTAAAAACGGACCCCGAAGGGTCCATTTAAGTTTAGGCCAAGCGATACAGTTGCCAAGTACCGTCACCTGTTTTACGGGCGCGGAATGTGGCAGAAGATGCTTCTTGCACAACCATTACGCCGCCACCAGTGAGAGTCCAGCCAGTAGCTGTAGTCATGGTGATGTCATAGTTGGAAGATGCCAAGTTCACGACAACGAAGTCGAAAGAACTATTCACTTTGGCGCTAGACACAGTTGCTTCCAACAAAGCCACGGTGGGCAAAGTGTAAGCGGCTGCGGCTGTAGGAGTAGCCAAAATGATGCCGTTGGTGATTTGAGCAACGGTCAAAGTTGCAGTGTCAGTTGCGGTAGCTGGAGCGGCTTGAACATTGATCTGAACTTCAGACAAGTTGCCGTCGCCGATTTGATAACCGCCTGCGCCGTTAGGGAGTGCCATGATAAATTTCCTTAAAAAAGAGTTTGCGAAGAAAGGGGCCGAAGCCCCGTTTCAGATTAGCCCCAGAGGCGAACAGCCATTTGTGGGCGGATGGTGCTGTAGCCATACAACACGTCGATACGGCAAGGCATACGATCGTTGTTGATGTCGTATTGACGAACCACACGCAAGCTGATGCCGTTGTGAACAGCACGAGCAGCCATGTCCACACCTTGTGGCAACAACAAGTCTGCAGTTGCGAAGGTGATGGCGTCTTTGTGGTACACCAAGTTTTGTGGGTAAGCAGTTGATGCAGTACCGATGAACACCACAGCTTTGCCAGAGGCAGGGAAGCTGTCCACAGTTGCCAAAGCGTTAGCGGCAGTGTAGATAGGAGCCACAGTGATGTTGCCAGCGCC